AAATCCAAAATGGATTCACCAGTACGATGTCCAATGATATATGGTTTTGGAGCGGAGAAGATTCCGTTACTATGACACAGACGTTAACTGACAGTAGCAATAATGATACAACGCAAATAAGAACAGTAACTGGCAGTCATAATTATTATCAGACATACACTGACAGCATTACTGTAGGTAATAATACTTCTACTGATTATAATATAAATGCCAAGGTAGACATAGATGATTTCAGCAATTCTAGTGGTCATGGCGGGCCTGACATTGATAACATAGAATTAAAAATAACTTACACCTACATTAATCCTCTTGAAGAAGACGCTCAAGAAATTATAGATGACATTAATGAAGATATTAATGATACCATAGATGATATAGACTGGACAGAAGAAGAGTATACATGGGATGACTCTTGGCAGGATGATTACACTTGGGAAGAGGAATACACTTGGGAAGATGATTATACTTGGGAAGAAGAATTTTATTTTGAAGATAACTATACTTGGGAAGATGATTATGCGACTGATTGGACTGAAGAATTTGAAATAGAAGAGTTTGAAGAAGTATATTTTGAAGAATTTGAAGAAGTAACTTTTGAAGAAATGCCTACGATGGAAGAGGTATTTTTTGAAGAGTCTTTTACAGAAACTTCCATCATGGAAGAGATATTTGAAGAAGAGTTTGAAGAAGATTTTACATCATTTCTAGAAGACACTGGAATGGAGGAAGAATTTGTCCAGTTTCTTGAAGATGAAGGAATGACACAAGAAGAGTTTTTTGAAGAGATAACCGAGGGAGAGTTCGATGACGAATTTACTGAGGAATCTTTTGAAGAGTTTGAGGAACCATTGGAAGAGAGCACAATCACGGAAGAAAGCATTCCAGAGGTTATTGACAGTGAAGAAGAAGGAATTGAAACAGAGATTACAGAATCAGAACCGGAATTAGAGGAAGAACAGGAAGTAGCCCAAGATGAACCTACAGAAGAGTCAGAGCCACAAGAGGAAGTACAAGAGGAGGAATCCAGTAGCGAAGGAACTGAGGAGTCCGAAGTACAGACAGAAGACAGTGAAGAGCAAGACGGTGTACAGCCGGAAGGACGAGACAAGTTGGACTCCGACAAAGGGATTGCTACAGATGTTGCAAAAGTAGAAAGCAAGTTAAAACAGAAACTGAAAGCCATCGCCAAACAAATAGCGAAGACAACGAAAATCAACACTCAAAACCTATCAAAAGAGGATTTATTTTTTAAGAATAATACCGCGCTAAACGCCTACAAGAAAATGCAATTTTATAAATCAAAGGATATTTATACTGATGCCAATCTGGATTTATTCAATCAAATTGACCTAGGCGTTTATGCCAAAGATATTTACACAAATATAACTTTAGCGAGTTATACACAAAACGACCCTGTAGAAGTACATCGAGTACAACTGTATAACGCACAAGAAAAAACTAAACGATTACAACTGGAATTGGAGGCCATGCGAAATGAAAATTATTGATAAGCTCAGTACTTATGCGGCACTTATTGGTGTTATATCCGCTATTGGCGGAGGATTTTATGCATGGGGTGAGTTTAACACACGGCTTTCTGCAATAGAAAAGAAACCTTCAGTTAATTTAACTCCACTTAAAAGTGGACTAAAGGAAACAAACACGAATTTAAATGAAGTTAAAATAGACTTGATAGACAGGATTAAAAAGGTTGATGATAAGATTAAACCTGTGGATTTAACTGTTGTATTCAAGGAAATAGCAAAATTAAGAGAAGAAGTAGCTATGCTTGATATTCCTGATGACATAGATTTAAAGCCCATATCAAAGGAACTGAAAAGGTTAAGCGAGGAATTGGTTAGAGTGGTAGCAACAATACCTAAAGCTGTAAACTTAAAGCCCCTTGAAGAGGCAATACAAGCAATTGAAAAGGCATTGGCTATTGTCAAGAAAGAAAATCAAGTACAGGATGCCATAATTGAAGAAATTAAACTAAAAGCAAATAATCCATTGGCTAATCAATGATAAAAACTATTAAAATATTAGCCGATATAACTAAGAAAGATGTAAAAAGGTGTTTAGTGCTAGGGTGGTTTGTATTAATGAACCACTTAAAATAAAAAAGAAAGAAACTATCAAAAGAAAATTTAAAAGAAAAAATTAGGCTAAATATTTTTTATTAAAATTTAGCTGTAAACCAGTTTTAGCACTTGAAAAGTTTTTAGTATACACCATATACTAAATAGGCTGATGCCATGATGGGTTAGCCAAACTTAACTCGCTTAATAAGGAGAAAATACTATGGGCGATTTAGACGTATTAAGAAATCATTTTTTAGGGTTTGATAATGATTTCTTTTCAGATTTTTTTGTTAAAACCCCTAATACTTATCCCCCTTATAATGTAAGGGAAAAGGATGATAAAGGTCTTATTGAATTAGCAGTAGCAGGATTCAAGGAAAAAGACTTAAAAGTGGAAGTAAAAGATAATCTTCTATCCATACACGGATGTAAAGAAATAGATGATAAGAATGTTAGTAAATTATACTCTATTCATAGAGGAATAGCTAATAGAAATTTCACTAGAAAATTTAAATTACACGAACACATAGTTATTAATGGGGCTAAACTTGAAGATGGCATGCTTAAAGTGGCATATCATAGGGAAGTTCCTGAATCTGAAAAATCTAAGGTTATAAAAATACAATCTTAGTACATCATTTTCTGACTATCTTTCATCATTAACTTAAATACCCCTGCGTAGTAATCCAACATGGATGCTATGACAGGGGTATTTTCGTATTCGGGGTTCCATTTATCCATTACTTCAATAAAATCCATTCCTTTGGCTAATTTTGTTTCTATGACAAGTAAGCCTTCAGAGGTCAGTTTTACGTCAAAGCTAGCAATAGTGCTTGAAGTTACCATTAACCATTACTAACTTCTCCCAATTTTTTTGATGGATATTTCTTATTAAATTGTGATAAACTCAAATTACTGACATCCTCTCTAAAATTTTTAACCAGTTCTTTCTCATGTCCTCTTGTTTTTTTTAAATCTTCTGCTGTTTCAAATATTGCGGATGTTTCTTCCGCCTTTGGTTTATCACTCATCATAGTCTCCCTTTGTATTATAACATCAAGTCCTTTTTCAACTAATTCAAAAAATTCCTTATGTGTTTTTGTAATAAATATCTCGTTTTCAAACATAATTTTCCAATCATCTTGGTCAATGTCATTTAATTTTTGTATTCTAACTATTTTTCTTTCCATTTTCTTTTTCAATAAATTTATGTTGCGTGGCTTTTAAAACTTCTTCGGGCCAGTGGCACTGATGCCGCCATTAAATAGGAATTTGCTAAGGGTAAAAATTTTACCTTTAATTCGTCTTTTTTATCTGTCATTTTTATTCAAACTTTTTATATATTCCGCTGTTTCTCTCCCTCTTCTTTCTCCTTCTTCTTCTTCTTCTTTTTTTGGCTCATTAAATTTAATTTCACCTGCTATGGCACTATAGGCTGACATATCCATATAGGTATCCTTGCTTACAGCCCCTAATTTGGTTCTAGCCACTTTTAAAAGGCACATAAGTATGGCTACATCATGAGGAGAAACAGTATATTCCAAATAAGCTGACCATAATTGGGCTATATTACGATGATTTTCCGTTTTGTCACCATAATCCATCTGGCGTTGTCCACTAGCTAATTTAATCGCTTCATTTAAAAAATCCTTTGTTTTCATATAGATACTAAATCCTGTAAAGGAACTAGATACCCTTTAGATGTCAGATTATCTCCTCCGGAAACAATGCGGTAAGTACTATTATACACCTTTTCACGCAATCTGTCAAGAGGAATCTCAATGGAAAATAGATGTTTATCATTTTTGTCAACAATCTTGAAAATCCAAATGTCAGCTTTACTCGTTACTACGCCACTGACTTTATTTCTTGACCTAAACTCTATGAAGGCATTGCCTGTTTTATAGGCTAATCTGTCAGTTTTTAACTCATAATTCTCACGGGACTTCATCACAAGCTTTTCATGTTTTTTTCCATATTTAAGGTCTTCATTGAATTGAGTAACAGAAAAATCGTGTGTTTTTAATTCTTTTATACTTTTTGAATTATTTTCTTTTACAATGGATTTCATCAGTGTTTCTTTCCTAGGTTAACTTTTGTTATGTTACCCGACAAGTCTTCTGTCCTTGGTGTCTCCCCTTTTCGTTCTATTTCAACCATTTTGTCCATTACGGCCATCTGACCAAGTGAAACAAGCCTGTCCAAGTCCGTATCCATCATTTCCATTATCCCTTTTAACACAAAATAAGCGGCGTGTACGGGATTTTTAGGGTCGGTTGTATCATATGCCATCATGTCAAACCCCGCCCCTTCTTTCATCGGTCTTAACACGAGATAAAATCTATCTGGTAATAGCGACAGCTTTTCCGTTTCATTCATAAGTTTATTTATTTCAACCATAATTTAGGTATCCTCTGTTCCGCCCACAGTATGCTGTGCTTGTCACACCATTTTCCGTAAGTTGTTTTACTTGATTTGTTAAGCTTGTTGTTTGCGTTAACAAATAAAAATCTTATGTCAATATCGGGATTTTGTTCTTTAACAAGTAAATGTTTTTGTCTGTCTGCTAAATCAAAAAATCCTTTTGTTTCTATGTACATATCTTGTTTGGCTAGATAAAAATCGGGAGTATATTTTTTAATTTTAGGTTGGTATTCAACATAAGATAATTCATATTCATATTTAATTCCATTCTTTATCAACCAATGAGCGAACCCTCTTTCAAATTCTGAACGAAAGCCTTTTCTTTTCATACAAGGGTTGTCATCTTATACCTGTTAACTGTTTCCACACATTTTGTAAAAACATCCACCAATGTCGGCGCATTCTTTCCTAATTCTATTATTGCTTTATCTATGTCAACAGAAGGCATGATAGCAAGTTTTCCTTGTCTTATTTTCAATTGCAGACTATGAAAATCATCTTTTATAATTCTTGTCGTCTTAATTATATTATCTTCCCTAAAATAGCCATCCTCACCAATTGTTTCCCTTGTAATTAGGGAATGGCAATTGTCATTACCCCTCATCCATTCCATCATTTCTCCCCCGCCTTTTTTAAGTGCATTTTCCGTATACACCCAAACAGCATCCTTGTTTGATAATATGTCTTCCTTTTTAAAAGGGGATGTCAGCCATAATACATTCATAAATTTTTAACCTCCACGTTTTTTAATTTATTATACCAAGTTAATGGTCTAGTTTTCGCCCTTGATGTCACTCTTTCGTGTAATTGCGCCTTTGGCCAACAAAAATGTTTAAACTGGCAGTACCCGCAGATACTATGCAATATAGTATTTCCTGTTTCCATTCTCACACCTTTTTGTTTTCCAGACTTCGGCACGTATGTTTCTTTAACTACTTTAAATAATTTTTTAAACTTCCTGTCTGATTTTAAACACTTGATATTCTTGTCAGCTTTTTGCAGTACTTCTTCCCTGTCTTTACTTTGATTTTCTGGTGCTTCACATACCGCCCACTCACCTGTAACTTTATTTATTGCTATCCAACCGCCAAAAGGTACGTTTTCCGCCTCAGCGTATAAATGACCTTGCATGACATATCCGAAAGGGTCATCATCCTTTATCTTATGGTAGCTACCATACTGACCAAATTTATTAATAAAACTAGCAGGACTAGCTGATTTCACATCCCAAACTTTTCCATCAATTTTTACATCGTACGTGCCGTTTAATTCCACGCTACCCACTTTTAATTTCACGGGTTCTTGTAATTTCTCTATGTCCACGCCCGCCCCGCGCATTACGGCTATGGCGGCGGATTCAATTAAATCCCCCATTAAAAATTTTATGATTGTATTATATTCAATTTCACCTTTAGTTTCTTTTTTTTCTAACTGCTGTTGGCATAGGGGTTTTCCCAACCCCGACATCCTTATTCTCCATTCGGGTCTTTTATTAAATTGTTTTTCTAATGCCTTACCGCACGATTCCTTGAACTCATTTATAATTTCGGGGGAAAGTGTTACCTTCCCCCCCGTTGCGTCATAAAGAAAATTCTCTATTAGAGTATAGAGCACTGCTACTATCCGTCTAACTCAATAGCTAGGGAGTGGTCGCCATCTATTGTTTTTTGTTTCGTAGCCTCTCTATGTTTTCCCATGACACCCTCGTTTATGGATTTAACCGCTAAAGCAAATTCCTTCAGTAATCCCTTATCCACGTCTGACAAGGTATCCGCTGAATCCTGTATCTTCACATTAATAACAAAAAAAGTGTTTCCACCCGCTTTCTGTTTTCTTGTGGATAATCCAAGATTAGTGCGTATCATCGGCTTTTTCTGTTTTACTAAACTAGCCAAAGTCGTGCTAAACGGAAGGTAGTTAACCCCCTTAGCATACAACACGCAAGGAATAGCACTAATGTCAACACTTTCGCCTGTAGCTTTTTTGCCGTCAGCCATTGTTGCAACTCCATAAATAACTTGATTACACTTAATGGAACTTTGTATAACTCGTTGTGGGTCGTTATCCGCCATTTTTTGCACGTCTTCCCTAGATAATTTTCCACACTTGTAAGTTCCAGATGTATCAGCAAATTGGTCACCTAGTGATGGCATTTGCACGCTTGATGTAAATTCCTCCGCACTATTGTCCCAATAACTGTAAGCATATAATCTAATGAATGGTCTGAACACCACCTCTTTAGAAAATACCTTGTCCCCATCAACTTGAATCGTAAAATGCCCTCTAGGCAATGGGTTTTCATTATCATCTTCAGTGTTATAATTAATGGACAGCCGTGACAGGACGGAACCTTGCCCGCCGTTATCCGTTTGTCCTGTTAACTTCATCAGTTCCGCGTCACTTATAGTGTCAAAATTAACGGGAACTGTTAAAGCGTCTATATCTTTACCATTTTCAGCCATTGGTTTTATAAACCTCCTTCATGTTGAGCCAATCATCACCAAGCTTCAACTCAATTCCAATCGGCATCGTATATTTAAAGCCATAGCGTCTTTCACACTCATTGGATAAACACATCATGGCCTCCTTTAAAGTTTTGATAGCTTTCTCTTCTTCTTCTGGATACACATCCAAAACAATGCTATCATGTACTGTGTTGCATATAATAGTCTTTAAATTTCGTTCTGTCAACAAGTTTTTTAATTTAATTAGTGCTATGGGCAGTAAGTCAGCCGTAGCAAATCCTTGTACAGGATAATTTTTTATAGCGGTGGAATTTGTCACACTACCACTACGCAATCTCTCCACGTTAGGGAAAAAGTACTGTCTTCCAGAAGGGAGTATCACTTTATTCGTCATAAAAGCGTCATTCTGCAGTTTCCTGTGCCACGCCGTCACGCCTATGTATTTATTCTTAAACGCCCTGTAATAATGCATTTGCTTGGGTGTACCTAAAATACCCCCATAAAGCGGTTTAAAGGTGTCAGATTTCGCTTTTTGCCGTGACACGCCCAGTATCTTAGCCGTATACGCGTGAACATCAACATTATTTATCACATCCTTGTAAATTTGCTCATCATCAGCCAAAAATCCCGCCACTCTGAACTCCAACTGGGCGTAATCCCCTTCAAGTATCTTTCCGCCCTTCCACCTAGAAACGATGCATTCCCGAACGGGAAATGTATTGCCCCTAGGCATGTTTTGGAAGTTCGGGCTACGGGAGGATAGCCTGCCAGTACTTGTCACGCATTGCATGAATTGAGGATGAATTTTTTTGTCATCCGATATGGAACTTTGCATTCCTTCAACAAAAGTACGCAAGTACGTTCGTACGGCAGAATAGCGTACATACTTTTTTAGAAATTCGTGAATGGCATCGTCAGCAGTAGATAAATAACTCTCCAATATGCTTTTGTCGGTTTTAAATCCCATAGCGGAACAATCAATGACATTTCTCGGTTTAAGTCTTAGTCCCGCCCTCTCATTAGTGTTTGTAAACAGTAACCCTTTTGTGTCACAAGTTTTGCATTTTCTTTTTATATTACTAGGTGTTCCATCTTTTTTTATGTAAGTGTACTTTCCTGTACCTTGACAGTTATGACAAATAGTTCCGTGCGTTTTAAACACGGGTCTAGCCATAGAATTTATTTCCATATAAAAATCTTGCACAGTTTCAAAATTAGTTCTTCGTTTAGGCTTGCGCGTGTTTCCCCTTAACTCATACCCAATATTAAATACTGTCGCCCATCTTTTTTTGTCGGCCAGTTTCATCGAATAAAAAAGTACCGACCTGTCCTCTGGTGAATCCAAGTTAATTGGAGTGTCACCCATGAAGTTCTTTACCTTTTCATTCAGATACTTTTCCAAGTCAACAAGTTCTTTTTCAAACTTAACTTTTATCGCTGACAGGGTATCTGTATTAATATACAATCCGTTCATTTCTATGTCAGCTAAAACTTTTGTCAGTTCCATAGACATTTTTATTGTTGGTGCTATTCCATTAGGCATGGGTTTTATCTACTTTTTTTAATTTA